GGACCCTCCATGCTCACTTAACGACGTGAGCTAACTGTTCACCTTCCCAGGTGAAGGCAGACTTAGGAGTCTGCCACCCAGCCCTGCAGGTAGCCGCCAACACCGTCACGGGGAATCACCCCGTTACGGCCGTCGCCGGCACCATAGAGAGCAGTAGCTAGTACGACATGTGGACGGAAATGCTGCCACCCAACGTATGTTGGGATAACGAGCATCGCACGTTGCCATGTAATACTGTTCTTTGTGTATCTCTGCCAATACCTCGGCTCAGTGTGCAAGCACACATCGCCAAGGTGACTGGGTCCAGCTGTCTTTCTCCAGACAGTTGGAAGATGATCCAAGCAGCGTTTCCAGGCCGTGATCTCACCGAAGTGAGCACGTATCTGGTTAGCGAGGACCATCCATTCGAACGGTTCCGACGGATCCGTCTTTATGTACATAGGCCTCACGGCCTCGCCCATAAAGTAATCACCGCCACAACTTTCTCGAAAGGAGCCATCAACAAAGGTCTTTTTTGGATTCGGGGTGAACCCGCAAAAACCAAGAACGACGATCAATTCACGCGCGATCTCCGTGGGAACGATGATATCATCACCGTACACTAAGATATCCTTTCCAGGAGTGAAAAGGTAGCCCAAGTACTCACTAACCGCAGCCGCGAGGCTTAGGAATATGAGTGTCTCAAGCTCGAACGTAAACCCGTTACCCATACTACTGAATTTCTCCAGTAGAACCCAATTCCCATTGATATGGGTCTTGGGCGAACGCAATGAAGCGAAAGCCTCATACCAGCGCTCGGGGAGCAGAATCTTGACCAGATTCTTGCAAACGGTATCGCTAGCGTTTGATAAGTCGATCGTAGACCAGCAACCAGTGTAACTACCGGCTTGTGCAACAGCACGATGCAAAGTCTGCGCATGCAGGAGATCAATCCCTGCATTTTCCCTAAGGCGGTCTCTCACGAGACGGCCCAGCCCGAGCTGGTAGAAGACATTGAGCGAAGGCTCGATGCAAATACCACGATCTTTCGACGAGTCTTTTGGGACAGTCGTGAATCGATTTCCGGGCACGGTGATGGGGAAACGCGATCGGAAGTGGTCCTCAGCACAGGCGGATGCCCATGCTGTAGTGTGCCAAGGCCAAAGCCAAGGCCAAGCTTCCGAGGTCAAAGTGGGATCAGACGACATCTTGTCGGGAATAGTATTTAACTTACCACGATCAAGGTAGGTAGTACCCGGTCCATGGCGAGCGTACTCAGCGACTTTCAGGTCGCTGAAACCACCCAACCACGAATCTATATTTTTGCGCGCGAGTGCAAGGATTGCCTCCGGCGCCAATGCGTTCAGCCGAGGTGGCTGAAATACGTATTGGTATAGACGTTCGTTGGTACGGTAACATTGCTGCTCTGCGGCAAAGAAGGTCTTTCGAGCCTCCTCGGCTAGATCGATCCCGGTGGGCAGGAAGCCCGCTTTCCGGAGTAAATCTGTCGCCTGAGCAGCCCTACGGTATGACATCGCGTCACCGTAGTCTGTCACCTCAGCTCTCAAGTTGACGAGCTGAGTCCACTCACCCTCGCGCAGCAGGATTGCCACGGTGAGGGATCTGGCACAGTTGAGCTCAGCCAGGATGGCCTGAGCAATCTTGGAAATGTCTTTCAAGATTAATTCCTTTTAGGAGTCAAGAGGGGAGTTACCCCCCAAGAAGCTTTAGACCGGAGCCGTGCCCGCCTTCAAGTCGACCTTCAGGGCCGTCAAGAGGTTGATCGTTTGCGAAACGCATTCGTTCCACTGGGCAGCAGGCATGATCTTTGGCATGCTAAAAGAAACATCAACTTGCCCTTTGCGGTTGACACGAGTAATCGAACTTGCATCCGTTTCCAGATTTGGGTAGATCACTTGGTAATTCGTTCGGCGCGTTTCCGCGTCTCCCGAATCCTTCGCCACGATGGTCATCGTGGGTTGGTGTGCCAATGCAGAGCCTACAGTCTGGCTGGCGAAGGTGGCAGGAAGGTTGGGACCCCCCTGACCATTCAACGCTGACCACACGATGTCGGTCGTGCCATCATTCTTTTTGATGGTAAGATTTGCGATAATAGTCAAGATAGACTTTCGTAAATTACCGCCGTTTGGCGGCTAGTTGCTGAAGAAGGAGGCTGACACAATTGACAGCTCTCCCGGGCTGAAGGATCCATGGATCCCGGACTCGTAGCTTTGGACCAGTGATGGTCCCGGGTGTTCTTCTCATCGTCCATCCTTCCAACGCGACCTGATAAGGGCCAATATTGGGGTAGGGATAGTCTTTTCGAATCACAGTTCCAGCTACCGCAGTCTTCACGGTTGTGAAGTGCGTAGTACACGAATTGTTCAGCGACATTCCCATGTAAGGGCTTAGCCCTCTACAGAACTCCTCCAAACTAATGAAGTAATTCAACACGAAACTGAAGCTTACTAACTCGTAGGCTGTTAAGTATGGGTTTGTTAATCCCATACTGTCCCACAACAAAGCGTTAGGATTAGTGATCCTAACGTCAGCAGACAACCGGTAACGTTGATGATACTGCGCAGTTCGGGTTTCCCTTATGTGCGCAAACGTTCCGTTGTTGTCGTAAACGGATTTCTCCGTCCACCTCGCGGACCCCTTCCCGACGGCTTGAAAGTCGCCGAGATCTCGTCCTAGAGCTTCTGCTGTGTCGTGAATATCACCCCAGGTCGGTAACCAACCGAATCGCCATTCCAGAACCTGGTCGGCGAATGTCTTTCCCTTTGCTTTAAAACCCCGGGGGGGCTTAAAGCGCTGGTAGAGATCTCCAAGGTGCCCTTTCTTGATGTCCCGAAAGACATTGTACAGGGTTGTGATATGCTTGACTAGTAGTTCATGCGTCTGCCGATATTGCAGCATTGTGACTGCCCACTCGGCTTGACCACGCATCTTTTCATCAAACTTGCTCCAAGCCTTATTATAGGCATTGGAGCTATCTACAGTTGGGGTACTAATCCAACAGAAAGATCCCTGAACATTCCGCGCTTGCGGAGATGCCTGAGACCCAGAAAGCCACTCTCCCCTATAACCGTCTGACAAGTAAGTCAGGGGTCGGTCGTAGGGGGCTTTCTGTCTGCGCCATTCACTGTAGTTGGCGTCTCGCGATGTCCCAGCACTGGTATAACCAGGAGGCCAAGATCGCGACCAACTCTTCGTAAATGGTCCTGTAACGGGGGCTACCACAGCCCACCAAAGATAATCTGGAGAATTCTCAGCAGTAGGGCAACAAACCCTACAACCTCCGGACTTTCCACCATCATAGGACTCCTTTTTCGAGCTATGAGGCACTGGCTCTTGGTCAGTGGGCAACTCTTTAATTGCCTGGACACACTTCACAGTGTGCGATGGAGCGGATGCTCTTTCGTAGTCGCCTACGGGTTTCGATACCCAGAAGTTCCCCCTTCCGAACAGCCTGATTAAGGCTCTGAGGAAG